GCTTGCAAAATACGCAATTTACCAGGAAGGGTGTCACCAAATTTTTGAGCAGCCCCACCCGCGCGATCTTCAACGGCTTTAAGAATTGTTGCTAAACTTGCGCCTTTAGGAATAGTTTTGCCAATAGCAATACCTAAATCACCAAGACCTTTAGCCTGACCAATAGAAGCGCGGGCTAATAAGCGCCCTGCATCGGCTAATGAAATTTGTTTAAATCGAGCCAAATCTGCGGCAACACTAAGAGTATCCAACGCCATTTTAGGACTACCTGAAGCAGCCGTCATTGTGGCTAACGCTGCATAAGTTTCATCATAAGTGAAACCAAGTTTTTTCATAGATTCAGCGTGATCGTCAATAATTGGTTTTGCTGCGCTAAAACTTACGCCTGTATTACTTACAGCAGTTTCTAATTTAGCCTGAGATGTTTGCAATTTACCAAGTGCATCTAGGCTAGTTATTGCTAATACGGCAAAAGCGCCGCCAAGACCAATGGCGGCAGTACGAGCAATTTTCATAGTGCGCTCTAAACGAGCAACGCTGGCGTTAGCAAGTAAACCGTTTTTTTCCATAGCGGTTAATTCTTTATTTATTAAGCCAAAACCAACAAGTGCCTCATTAACTTTAGCCTTTACTTCAAAAACAACTGGTGGAAAAAACTCCATTGTTTATCCTTTCAGGCTAAGTGCTTACGCATGATTGCGTAATGCTCACGGCGGTATTTATCAAATGCTGGTTTCATGTATGGAAAATGTTGTCCACCTTGCCAACTTGAAGGGTTATACGGACTACCCATTTCAACGCTTCGACCATAAACAATAGTTGGGCCAACTAATGCAAGATAACTGCCAAATCCTTGTCTAAACTTTTCGCCCCGAATAGATCGGCGCAAATTACCCGTCACATTCATAGGCGGTTGCCCTGATGTTGCAGGATAAGGAAAGTTTTTTCTATCGCCCTTAATTTCCTCTTGGGCTAATTGAATAAGGCGAGTCATCATTTCATCGCGCGCCATGCGAGCGCCAGCATCTAACTTGTCCATAGCCCTAGTAACTGCGGCTTTGACTTGCCAAATGTTATTGCTCATTAGTTATCTCTCTAACCATAGAACTGATGGATACAAGCCAATCTAATAACACCGCAGGTTGCTCATCTACTTCTGATGGAGTCCAACCAAATTCTTTTGCAATTTGGTAGTAATAGTATTGCTCGTCAGGATAATTAAAATTGGGGCTTCTCTCTGTGCCTGTTAATAAATCTTTTAACCGAGAGATTTGTCTAAAGGGCTATCAGCGCCTAAGTCTTGCGTAAAATCAGGAAATAAAAGACTCTGTGCATCTTGCGCTTCTTTTGCTAACGCATCATAATCAGCCAATTCCATTTCGCCTAAAGATGAAAGCATTACTGATGGAATTATTAAATCAAGTGTCCAAGATTCAACTAAAATGGCAATTAGTCCATCAACCATGTTTAGGCTTTGCATTAAACCTTCTTGCCCATTAGCGGCTTCAAACACTTTACGACGATCTTTTACCTTTAATGTTTTAGGATCACGCAAAACTACTTGCGCTTTAGTAATAGGGAGTGTAATTGTTTTAGACATAATTTCCTTCCAACTGCCTTCGTTTATTTGGGTTAGGTGGGGGAGTGGGAAGGCGGCACATCCCCCACCCAACATTATCTCAGGTTACTGATAAGTACCTGAAGCCTTAGCATTTTGTAGCACCCATTTGATGTTTGAGTAGCCTGATGTTGCACCCGCATCTGTGGTATTACCTTGCGCATTAAGGTCAATTTCAATCTCTACAAAATCTTTAGAGCGGTCAATCATTGATGCTATGTAAGCACCTTTTGTAGTAGTAAATTGAATCTGAGTCGCGCTTGCACCTGTTCCTTGTGACCAGTTGAAAACAATTGCTGGTTGTGTGTTTGTAAGGAATCGAGTGAGTTCAGTATCGGCTTCCATAACGAAGCGAATCTTGCCTTTAGTTTCAAGCGCACCCAAGAAAATTGAGTAAGGCGCTTTGGTGTTAGAAATACCGAAAATAGGCGTTACTGGGCGCACCATGTCCAAGTTACCTTCAACCGAGTTAGAGATGGATGAGCCGCCGATAGATACGGTAGCAATCCAAGTTGGTGTAGGTAGCACAGTGGAGAATGATGGGGTTGGGGTTGAGGCTGTAGCAGAAGCGAAGCCTGTTCCCTTAGCATCGTAGTCAAGTAATCCGTCAGCCGTAAACTTTAAAGATAGTTCGTGGATTTGGATACCTGCGTATGCGCGCACATTGGCTGCATAATAATCGGTTAGCGTAAAGGCAGTTGGTTGAGCATCTGAACCTGTGGCTGTAGCGTTTTTAATGCTAATAGTGTGGGTGTATGGGGCTGTTGAACCAGTAGTGGCTACATCGCCAAGCAGACCGCCTAAAGCGTAACCAAAAGTATCTGCGAATACAGGGCCACCAAAATCAAAAGTGGAGTGAGTGCGACCTTGAATGTACGCATAGTTCTTTACAAGAGAACCGCGCAAACCCTCATCGTATAGTTCGCCAATTAGATCAACTGGCTTAATTTTAGAGGCTGTTACTGGGATAAAATCTGTTGGGGTAACTGCTGTTCCCTTAGTGGCTTCTTTAGCAATCCCCAAATAACTTCGGTGGGTATTTTGTACGGTCATTTATTCACTCTCCTACTGTTGGGGCTGGTGTTGCCTTGGTGGATTTGGATGGAGAAACATCAGGTGCGCTAAAATCATCGGGCGCATCAAAGTTATCCCCTGGTTCTACTGTCATTGAGATAGTAGGAAAACTGCGCTCATCTTCACCTGTATAGGTAAATGAAGCCATGTGTTTCTCCTTATGCTTGAATCATTTGGGTTACATCGAATCGCAAGGTAGCCCAAGTTTCTGTTGAGTTGCCATTTTGTGACATTGGTTCACCATACGAAACATCTATTAACGGTTCTGCGCCTTGCCATACCAGCGTTCCTGAAGTATCACCAAAGCGGTGATCTGAACGCAATAGGGTTTTAAGGTTATCTATAGTTTGATCGAAATTATCCATAGTATCTTCAGCGTTGCGTTCCATTGAATGATGAAAAAGTTGAATTGCTACGGTGTAATCAACACGCTTCCAACCATTAGTTGCCCCGCCTACTGCAATACGCTGTTCGCGTTCGCTTTCAATAAAAATAACGGCTGCGCAACGATTAAGTTGGCTAGGCAAAGAATTTGTTTCAAAGTTAATACGCTTAGGAAATGAAGTAAATACTTGATTAATACCATCAACTTGCGGTGGCAAAATAAAATTGTAAAGAGTAGAACGGACTTGTACGCGACCTACAGCCATTACCGTACCCTTCTATAAGGCATTAGCAATTCTTTTGCTAACGCAATCTCCTCACCGAGTTTGTCTGCTCCTGGGAGCGATGAACCCGCGCGGCTTGAAATAGCCATAGTCATAGATGAATCACCACGAACTTTAAGGAAGGCGGTAGTAACTAAAATTGCTGCTTCTTTAATAGCAGGTGGCAGGGCTGAAATAGAAATACCTGCTGCATGGCTATAACTTAAAGGCGATACAAGCGGCACAGTAGTTGAGCCAAAAGTGTAAGTTGAGGCAACAATTACATTTTCGCTACTCATACCGTCATAAATCTTCATCATTTGACCAGCAACAATGCCTGTGCCAGCCGCTACGGTAAGACTTGATTGGGTTGCTGTAGCGCTTGCAATAGTTGTATTAGCGTATCCAGCGATGTAGGTATAGCGGATGTAGGTTTCAACGCGTGGACTAATAGGAAAGCCAAATTGAAGCGCGCCCTGAGATGAGTAAGTTAAAGATAAATTTGCGTAAGGAACAATAATTACTTGATCTTCAATCCACGCTTGAGAACAATCAGGGATTGTTTGTAAATCGGTTGAAGGGTTGCCGTATTGAAAAGAAGTAAGGGCAATAACAGGGTTGTAGCGTGGGTGAAGGCGAATAGTGCCATCTGCGCTAATTCGTGTGCGCTGTTGTTCTTGTTCTGTTGTAGCCGCTAAAACTTGGTTGCAGTATGTATCAATCCATGAGGAAGCGCGCGCAATAACATTGTTTAGTTCAGCATCTTGAACATCGGGGTCTTGGGAATTAAACACAAGATTATCAATGTCAATCGCTGTAGGCGCATTCTTAAACTCATCAAGGGTCAAATAGGGAGTGGAGAACTGATGAGTTGTACCTGTATAAGCATTAGCCATTTATTTCTCCGCACTTTGAGCATTGTTTGAAAAACGATCCAAACCCACACTTCTTGCATGGGTATCCTGCGGCAGTTGTAACACCGCCTAAACTCGCCTCACCCAAGCCTTCTTCTTTTAACTTCTTACGCAATTTAGGGTTATTGATTTCAAACATCCCATCCTTGCCAGCCTTCAAAACTTTTTCGCCGCGAGATGTAGTTACGGATAACTCACGCATACCCTTTGGGCCAATCATTTTTCCCATAGCCAACCCCCTATTTAATAAATGAGCAGTTTTGACTCATGCTCAGGAGTTTAAATTTACTTAGGCAGACTTAATACCTGATACAACACCATTCCAAGCAGGTGCGTAGCAGAAGAAAGTTCCACGGAAGTATGTGCTGAACTCATAAGCAAACTGAGTTACTGGCCATTGAATACCCATGTAATCTTGAACCATCACATTTGCCCAAACATCAGATACCTCAGTATCAGGGATAGGAAGTGTGTAGGAAAGAACTGGGGCAACGCCCTGTGGCAGCCATGGGTGAACAGTTAAATCCACCATTTTGCCTGTGATCTCATTGTGAAGCGCACCAATTACAGCGCCACCAACATAGTCACCAGTATCGGTCTGTGAAAGATTGATACGGTAGTTAGCGGTTGAGCCGTTCTTGATTGCATCTGAGAGTTGCTTACGATCTCCACCATTAAGCAATACTTCGTCAGGATCGCCCTTAACTGCATCGTAGAGGGTAGCGAATACACTTTGGAATTCTGCGCCTGGATTAGCAGTTGAGAAGGTTGCATTGACTTCGTTAATTGCACCTGAGTTTGAACCCAAGACAGTTGCGAGGATTCCATCGTAACCTGTTGCATAAGCAGAAGTATCTGCTGAGATTGTTGAAGCAAGAGTACCAGTTGTGTTGTAAACGAGGTTATCACCAATTGTAACTGTTGAAGCCGCGCCTTGAACTACACCTGAAAGTGATGAGATACGACCCAAAAGGTGAGCGTTAGCAGCACCAGTTGTTGTACCAACATAAACTTTAGTACCAATTGCACCAGCAACATTGTTTACTGTAACTACAAGAACGCCACCGCTAGAAACAGCCTGTGACTGAACTGAAGAAAGAACAGACTCACCAAATGAACCAGCATCAGAAGTTGCATAGACATAGTAAGTTGTTGCAGTCATAGCAGTTTCACCTGTTGCAGCCGCGCGAGTTGTCAAAGTTACTGTAGGAGCAGCAAGTGCGCCTGAGTAACCTGAAGCAGTACCGCGTGACATAAGCATCATGCGTTCTTCCATCAACATAGTTGCGTAGAGGGTGCTTGTTGATGACAACTGACGCAAATCTTGGTATCCAAGACCTGAGAAGTTAGCATCAAATGAAACGCTATCAGATAGCGAGTAACTGTTGTAAGGAAGTACCAAGTCATCGGCGGTGTAAGAAATCTTTGGGCCGCGTTCAAAGTTGATAGAACCAAATGCAGTTGTTGTTGTTTCGGTGATACCTGGCCAAATGTTGCCTTGTCCACCTGTACCTGTACCTGTGTAACCAGTAATACGCTTTACACGGTGTGAAGTACCAACGCCGCGCTTACGAACAATCTTGTTACGGAGTGGTGTTGGGCGAGGTGTGAGCAACTTTGCAGGTGCTTCGAGGTCGAAGGCTGCGAAAGAAGTTGAAAGCGGGCTTGTTAAAGAAATGTCCTTAACAATGTCTGCGCTTGCGGTGCGCTGTGCTGCGAGTGCTGCGTTGAGCGCGCCTACTGCATCAGGTGAAAGTGACTTGTTTGCAACAAGCGCTTCAATCTGTGCAGATGGGTCTTGTGCTGGTGCTTGTCCTGGAACGGATGATGCGTTTGAAAGTGCCTTGTTTAGTTCACCAAGGTATTGCTCTTGGAGTTCTGCGGCTTTCTTTGGCTTTACATCACCGAAAAGGTCAGCAGCCTTTGGCATTTGTGCCATAAAGGTTATTCCTTTCGTGTAAGTGCTATTCGTTCTCGGTATCTACAGGCAAACCTGCTTTAGCAGAAAACTCTGCGTAAAGCGCGCGGTAGCCTTTAGCAAGAACGGGATCGGTTGTGGCATCAGCCTTTGCTTTGTAAGTTGCGGCTTTTACCAAGTATTCATTTGATTGTGCGCCTGAGTTAGTAGAGGTGCGCTTTGGCCCACCTGCAACTGACTTAGACAATGCCGTTGCTAGTTCGGTTTCAAGTTTTACTGACTTTTCTACGACAGACTCTTTTTCTGCGCGTAAAGCATCAATCTCTGCTTTCACCGATTCCATAGCACTTTTGACGGCTTTTTCAACCACATCTTCAATAGATGGGGCATCTGAGGAATCAACCTCAGAAACTTCTTCTGCTGCAACTTCGGCTTGCGCTTCGGCTACAACTTCAACTGCTGCTTCTTCGGCAACAGGGGTTTCATCTGCTTCGGCAGATTTTGGTGCTTCATCAGGTGCAACCATTTCGGCAGTTGTTACATCTGCGCGACCATGAGCATCGGCTGGCTTATCGCAACCGCATTCTAGGCACTTATCAACAGACTTAACTGCGTCGGCTACTACAGCCTTATCGCATTTGCACATTTTTGCATCGCAACCCTTATTAGAACCGCAAGCATCACATTCGCAAGCACATTCATCACTCTTTGTGGTTTCGGCATCTGCGCTAAGTTCAACAAGATCACCATTCATAGGTGCTTGGACTTCGCCTTCTTCAACTTCGCCTTCGTACCAATTGCGTAAATGCTTTAGTGCATCAAGTAAGTTTTCAATTGAATCGCGCTCGCTATTGTCGGCTGAGATTTCGCCAGCCTCTACAACAATAAGATCAGCGATTGCTTTGACAGCAGTATCAAATAGTGCTTTATCAAACTTTACGGAGTCAGGGGTCAATGACTTAGCCAATTCCGTAATTTGCTTAATTGTTTCCATCTTTGACCCTTTCTTGGTCGTTTTCACTACTTCACTTGGAAGTGGTGCTTTGTATTCATGCAGTTCTTCTACTTGAACCAAACTTGTTTCGCCTTCAACGCTTTTAGCCATAATAAGTTTGGCGTTAGGGTTAGCGGGGCGATCTACTAGCGATACCTCAATAATTTGCCCATCAATGATGCGACCATTAACCGCTTTTGTGTCGCGGACAACTCTTGGTGCTTTGATGCCGATTGAGAAACCTTTAAGGACTCCCGCTTCAACTTTTTTAACAGAGATAGGATCAACCACAAGAGCCGAAATGTAATGACCATCGGTTTTTGCTTCATACTCTTTTGCCACTCCTGCTGCAATGTTTGAATGTTGTTCGCGGATGTTGCCACCTGACTTAAACCATTCAGGCATAGCGCGGTCTAACCATGTTGGATCGCAAATTTGCTGATCCATGTCTATTGAATCATCTGTTGCCTTACCGTAAACAAGCAACGAGCCATCTTCTTGTTTTTCTTGCTTGATAATTGCGGCATACGCATTAGCAAAATCCATTGTCATTATTTCTCCTTATACGCCTGAGTAAGTGATAACAACTGCACCAGCAGCAGTACCAGCAGCAGAAATGGCGTAAACTTTATCGCCAGGGTTAAGCCACAACTGGAAAGTACCAGCAGCAGCAATTAGGTGACCTTTAGTAGCACCCGAAGTAGTAATACTGCTATCACCAATCCAAATAGAAGCAGAATCACCGTTTTGAATTTGTACGGCTACGCCTCTTTGGATTCCTGCCGCAACTTGGCAAATAAGAGTAGGTGTTGTACCTGCTGTGGAATTGAGATGTACGAGTGCCATTTATTTCTCCTTAGTTATTCTTTTACGAGCCAAACAGGGGCTTGCTGCATACCTAATAGCCACATAGCAGTTAAGCGATGATGACCGTCAATAATAATTTGTTGTTCCCCGCGTTGAACAACTAAACCAAATGCGCGATAGGAGGTTACTGCTTGACCCATCGCTTCAATGTGTGCCTTTAATTTCTTACGGCGTAACCATGAATCAGTTGCAGTAAGATCAGGGAAATTAACTAACGCCAATTCAGCCCTATCCCAAATGTTAGGATCAACTGTAATTGGGTCTATGCTTTGCCAAGGTACTTCCACCAATTTGTCAATGTCAATGTCCTCAACATTATCAGGTGGGTTAGGCAAAATCTTTAAGCGTGATAGTGCGCGTTTTACTTCTAACTTGCTAGGTACAAATTTTACTAAATCAGGTTGCACAGATAAATCAATGTTATCTGTGTTATCTGAAACTATGTAAGGTGCGAGCGAACACATACAGTTAGGGTGCGCTGGCGGTTCGGTATCTCCTGAAGGAAATTCCTCGTCAATACCAATAGGAGAAGCATCGGCATTTTCTTGGCAATCAGCGCAACCTTCTGCTACTAACCACTCAACCTGCTCAACATTGGAATCTTGGTATAACTCGCGCGAGGCAACTGATACTGCGCGGCTCATTTCGGTTTGAGCAATAACCATAGCGCGCTCAGGATCATTTATAACCTGATCTACCAAAATAGATACTTGACTAGGTGCAACGCCTACTTCTAAGGCTTGCGATAAAATTGTGCCAATACGATCTAATTTGGTACTAAGTATGCCATCTATGGTTAATGCGCGACTATCTAGCAAACTTTGCAACCCATTTTTAGGTTTTAGCAAAGCAGCAGCAGCCTTGTTACCAGGTGTCCATGTTTGCCAATCAACCACCGAAGCGCGAGCCATTTCTTGCGCGGTAGGCGATTTCTTGAAACCGATCAGGTGCGCATACACATAAGTAGCAGCAGTTTCACCTAACACATACCCATCTGCATACAGAGGGGTTAGTGCCTCAATTAGCGGCTTTTTAGCAGCGTTGATGTGAATCTGCGCCCAATCTCTAGCCAGCGAAGGCGAAACTGAGCCACCTGCGGGGTGAGTTTGCGCAAATGAAGCAGCAATTTCCTCACCATCCAGAGCAGACTTAAACGCCTTCCTGATTTTGGTTGCGTGTTTTGCAGCAAGCCTCGTTGCTGTGCCGTGTGCTGGCCAACGCATAACTACAACCCTAAATAGCGTTCGGCATACCAACGAGCGCCATCTAAATCTTTCGCTTCAACGAATTTATTTAGAACTTCGGCATAAGTTGGGTCTAGGGTTTCAAAGTTAAATGCGCGGCTGGAATTACCTTTGCGCACCCAACGGATGAATTTCTTTACTTCTTCTTGCGCATCTGTTGGCTTAGGCTCAACAGGTGCTTCTACAGGCGCACCTTCGTTATCTACAGGAGTACCTGCGGCAACCATGCCTTCAGGTGTAAATAGATAAACAGAATTGCCAGCAACGAGAAATGGTGTATCGGCTTCAGGAGAATCCAATAATGGCAAACCTGCATCAGCACGGCTTTCATTAACAGTAAGACCAGCGCTTCTTTTACGAATGTCATCGCGCTTAGCGCTTTCTTCAGTATTAAGGCGATCGCTAGGTGCTAGACGGAATTCAAGTTCGCGTGGCATACCGAGCCAGCGATAAGACAACGAACTAATCATTGTTGAAATCCAACGAGCAGTAGGAATAATGCCAATTGACTCTGCGGATTCTGCTTCACCTGCTTGGTGTCCTGAACCGCCAAGACCTGTTTTTGCGCTAAAGCCAATTTCGGTAGGCAATACGCCAAAGTGTCCTGTAATTGAGGTAATCAAATAATCATCTAGTTTATCGCTAAACTTTTCTGAATAACCAGGTTCAAATTGCAATTTACCGCCAGGAAGCATAAAGCGCATACGGTTACGCTGCTCTGTCTGACCTGCAAGTGAATCGTTGAAAATGTCCTCATAGGCACGAATCTGATCGGGTGTGAGGTTTGCAGATTCAGGCAGTTCAAGGAAAGTCTTAGGCATAACGCCATCTGTAAACTCAGCGCGAAGCCATTGTTGGCGGCGAAGGTAAATGTCTGCTAAAGGCAAAGCGCGCTCTACAGGTGAATAACCATAAACGCTGTTGGCGCGGCGATTGCGTACAAAGTAAGCAAGTTCATCTGCGCTGAAACTGCCATCGGCTGCTTCTTCATCAATCGTTGCGTTAAACTCGCTACGGGGAAAGCCGTACAAGATTTGCTGGTAAGCAGGGCCGACTGAAGGATCAGGGCGCATACCGCGATCATCTAGGAGTGGCTTGATAGTTTAACCATCAAGAATTTGTAGCCCACGAATTTCGCCACCAACAGTAGATTGCGGCCAAATAGCCCAAGCATCTAGCACATCTAATTCTTCAAGTGCCATATTGAGCCAATCGGTAAATCCTAAACCATTGGCAGGGTCAGGAGTTTCCCAAAACCTTCGCATACGAGCAATCTCAGGGGTAAATTTAGCGCGAGCCTCTGCCATAGCGCGTAAGTGATTACCACCGGCTTCAGCAATAATTTTTTCACTTGCAGAATCGCTAAGAACAATATCCCATTCCAAGCCTGAAATTTTGGCCTTCCGAACTTCAATGCAACGGCGCAAGATGTCTATTTGATCTGCGGCGGCTCGTAGTGTCTTGAAAGGCACTAGGCGGTTTTCGCTTACATTGATGTTCTGCGCAACTAAATACTCGTAACGGCGTGGATCAGGTCTGCCAGTTTCAGGGCGTAGCGGATTAAGAGCGCCAGGAATTAAAGGTAAGCCTGGGGCAAAAGGCACACTTGCTAATAATGGATTACGAGGTAAAGGGGTGCTTGTTCCATAACCGTATTGATTTTGAGCAATACCACCGGTTGAGCGCATTTGCGCTTCGTTCATAGTGTTAGAACCTGCGGGAAGTTTAGGGGCTTTTTCAATTTGTTCAACAACGGCTTTAGCCAAGCGGTCTATCAACCCCATTGTTTCTCCTTTTTTAGTAAAGTACCTGTATGAATCTTGTTGAGAAGGCGGTATCACAAGGAGGCAAATTAGCCCCTTTGGTAATTTCTGAAACTGTTGGGGCTATGAACCCCTCTATATTTATTGATAAGGATGGCGATATTCTTGTTAATCTGCGATGTGTTAATTACACACTTTATCACTCAGAACATAAGCAACAATTTCCCTCAAGGTGGGGGCCGTTATCTTATCTTCATCCCGAAAAGGATCAACGCTTAGTAACAGAAAATTATCTTTGTCGCTTAGATAAAGATTTAAAAATAATCAATTCAACCAAAGTTGAGATGCTAAACCTTCACGAACCCATTTGGGAATTTGTTGGCTTAGAAGATGCTCGCGTTATTCAATGGCAAGATGCTTATTATCTTGTTGGGGTTAGGCGAGATACAACTACCAACGGCGTTGGGCGTATGGAATATACCGAAATATCTTTAGATAAAGATAACTGGATTGTTAAAGAAATCCATCGAGTTCGCATACCCGCGCCCGCGCCTGATAACTCATATTGCGAAAAGAACT